CCTTAACGCAAGTTGCCGCGAGCATAAGAGCTTGCTCCAACCAAGTGTTTCCAGACGAAAGCTGTTTGAAGCAGTACTTAATGCCTGAACTTACGGGCATTTTTAAGGAAATTTCAGACGGTGTAATTGCCGACGGATTGGTTGTGTCTGAGCAAGACTGGCTTGCAAAGTACCCAATAGAATACCGCAACAAAATGGAACTTGCCAAGATTGCCCTCCGATCAAAAGGATGGGAGTACACTCGAGTGAAGTATGAAGCTTTCCCAAAGATAGAGAAACAATTCACCGAAGTGGAAGAAGCTTATAAGGATGAGCCAATCAACGACGTTAAGGAACGCCAAATTTGTGGCCCCTCTGACGAGAAGAAGGTCATTGGGAATGCATTTGTGAATGCCATGGAAAAATTATGTACCAAACACGTTAGGGGGTACTGTGGCAATTCATCGTGGGACCAGATCACGACAAAACTCGCTGATTGGGAATGCGAGTATCGCGACCCTATTTGGTTCGCTGGTGACGGTAGTGGTTTTGATATGACTCAGAGCTACGCCATCATCCAAATGTGGAACGATGTCCTAGAGAAATTCTTGAAGAAACATGAAGGACAGATAATATATCCCCAATATATTGACCATGAAGACATCATGGTAGTGTTCCGCGAGTCAGAGATCTTGTCTGTTTCAGTAATGCGTGGGTTAGTCAATTACAAAACCAAAGGAACCCGTGCATCAGGAGACGGTTGGACATCATGGGCCAACTCCCTGCTGCAGCTAGCTTACTGGCGGTGTGTTAGAACACACTCACGCACCAAACTTGACGTCCTATGCAAAGGAGATGACGTCATTGGTGTCACTGATATAAAAGAAAAGGCAAATATTGAGAAATCAGTGAAGGCACTATTCACCCAGGACAAAGCACCAAAAGTACATGGCCTGGGTCAAATCCTTAAGTTCATCAAATGGGGTACACTCGATGAACTCGACTTCCTATCCGCTTACTTTGTCCAGGATGGCCATGGTGGTTACAATTTAACCAGAATACCAGCTAGAATATTGCAGCTGACACCATGGGTCACCTCCATCCCGACAGAAATCGTCAGAAAACCCGTTGCCCTAGAGGCTTACACCAGGAATATATGTTACGCCAATGGTTTGTGTGGCTTATCCTGGGCACATGGACTCCCAGTGTGGGAAGAGTACTACCGAATGTTAATTCGGTTGTCTCGAGTGCAACGTGACGAAATAAGCGACCTTTGCGATATTGAAACAGCCTTAACGGAGCTTAACGTTAAGATCGACCAATTTAATGCTCGTCTAGTCAACAAATGGCGAGACCATAGAGACCGACAGGCCTATATGGATTGGTTGTACGACAAGTACGGCTGGAGTAGATATGATGTGGACTCATTAGAAGCCACATTTAGGGCAGTATCACATATTTACGATGAAGTGAGGATTCCTGCCCTTGACGACCTCTTTGGATATTAAGAGGTTATGGTGCACCGCTCAAATGGAATATTACCATAGATTAACCCCGAGGTGTTTGTAGAGATCCCGACCTCAAATTTTTCCAATCAAAATCAGCTTCAATTCAGTATTCTAGATTTGATTGGGGAATTTACTCGTTGAGGTGATTTGGGACCGCCACCCGATCATGTTTCTGCTTGCAGGGGCATGGCTAAGGATAAGTTACCTATGGTAAGATGGGAAAGGAGAGCACGTACACTGGGTGTGGATTGTAGTAGTAAGGGGAATTGGTAACTCCCTCCCGTCCACTCAATACTATGGAG